CGGCCGAGTACCCTAGAGGGAAAGCATTTGACGTCTGAGGCGGTGGCTTACAGTGAGTTCGAGTCTCATCATGTCCACTAAGTATAACTAAGAACTATAAGTCATGTGTATACGAAACTGTCCGGTAATTACCTACGATATTGAGGTATTTCCAAATGTATTTCATTGTTGTTGCAAGAATACAGAGACTGGACAACTATACAAATTCGAACTATCTGAGCGTAAACGAGACCTAATAAGTCTTGTTTACTTTTTTATGGAAAAGAACGTAATATTTTGTGGTTATAACAATAAACACTACGATGATGTAATCATAAACTACATCATTTACCATTACGGTATCTTAATTCATAAATCAATAGAACAAGTTTGTGAATCGTTGTACAATCTCTCAAATGCTGTTATAAAAGCAACAACAATGGAAGAGATAAGTAAATTCAAGAAGTGGAAGTACGCACATTACTTTTATTCTATGGATTTGCTTACAATGCAATTCAGCTCTAAATTAAGAGTTAGTCTAAAAAGTATGCAGGTAACAATGCACTACAAAAACGTGCAAGAGTACGATGGAGATTTTGGAGCGTATTTACCAGTATACGAAATAGATAAAATGATTGCATACAATATAAACGACGTAGAGTCTACAGAAGAGTTATTAAATCGCCTTCAAAAAGACATAAAAATACGTTTGTTTATTCAAGATGAATATGGAATTGACGCACTTTCGATGGATAGTGTGAAATTCGGAGAAACAATTCTTGCTAAAAAATATTGTGAAGCGACAGGAATCTCAATGAATGAACTCAAAGAGATGCGTTCTCCGATGGATTACATTCCTCTAAAGGATGTTATATTTCCATTCATCAAATATAAAAACCCAGAATTACAAGCCGTTCTTGAGGAGATGAAAGGGCAAATAGTCTACTCAAAAGAACGCAAAGGCTACGAGAAGAAGTTCGTTCTCTCGAATACGGTGTATTCTATTGGTGTAGGAGGTATTCATTCGCTGAATAAACCAAAGATATTCCGACCAGGACCTGACGAGTATATCGGACACAGTGATGTGGCGTCAATGTATCCGAGTTTGCTTATTAAGCATAAACTTACTCCCAGACACTTAGGTGAAAGTTTTTTGAAAGTCTATGAGCAAATATACAATGAGCGCATAGAAGCAAAACATAGCGGACAGAAAATTAAAGATAAAGCCCTTAAATTAACTTTAAATTCTGTCACGGGAAAAATGCAACAAGAAGAAAGTTGGATGTACGATCCATTTAACGTTTTCAGGATACGTATTAATGGACAATTGATACTTCTTATGTTAGTGGACCGTTTGCTGGAATTGAATTGCGAGATTGTGCAAATCAATACAGATGGTGTAATGTTTATTGCTAAGAAAACCGCTAAAGATGAGATTCAGGAAACAGTGTCTGAAGTAGAGCAAATAACACAACTTACTTTTGAAAGCGACAACTATGAGGCGTTTTATCAGTACGCAGTCAACGATTATTTTGGGGTCGTTGATGGATATGAACAATCACATGATCCAGAACTGATAGAAAAACGAGGAATGTTTAGAACAGAACCTGTTTTGGGAAAAGGGTTAGCACCGACAGTAATTCCAAAAGCTGTGATAAACTATTTCTTAACGAAACAACCTGTGTCTGAATTTATAAGACAACAGACAGATATACATGATTTCTTAATGAGTCAAAGAACTGATAAGAAATTTAAAGTCCGACACGGCGATCGGTTTGTACAACGTATAAATCGATATTATGCCAGCACTAATGGTTATTCACTTTATAAGGTAGACAAAGACGGGAAAGAGGAAAATATGCTCACGAAGTCAGGTGTCACAATACTAAATAAAATGGACGACTTACCTATAACTGAAAGACACATTAACTATAATTACTATATTTCGGAAGCGAATAAGATTATAGCAGATTTGTCATATCAGCAACTCGAATTATTTTAGTAACCAACTTGTTAACCTTGAGTATAAGAGATGATTATTGAAGTAAATACGAAGCTCTTGCACATGCCAGAGCAAATCAACACAAATCAATTATTCTTCCTTAGTACTGTATTGGATAAGAATCAAAAATCTAATCAAGACGTCCGCAAGATTGTCAGCCTAATTAGCGACGACGAAATACAGTATTTAATTGATCAGAATCTCATCTCCTCTACTACTGAAGGAGATGCAATTATATATCGCCCAACTGAAAAGCTTACAGATTTTCTAAAGCCTTCGAAAACTTATTTCGAACAGTTTAGCGAGATATATCCAAAATATGTTTTACGACCAGATGGGACAAAAGCCTATCTAAAAACCAATATAAACAGGTGCCATCACCTGTTTAATTTGTATACAGGACTTAGTGAAGCCATGGCTCAACACCTTATAGAATGCTTAGATTTCGAAGTATCTAAAAAGGTTAGAACTGGTAAATTAGGCTACATGAAAACTATGTACAAATGGTTAGTAGAACATGCTTGGGAAGAATCTGAGCAAGAAATGTCAGACACGAAAACAAACTCCGCTGCGTATGGAACAGAACTTATCTAACATACGTTCAATGTCTCAAGTCACAAAAGAAGCTGTAGCATATATAGCTGGACGAAGAGACAAGTCTATTACGTCTTTAAAGACAAGATGGACTAAGTTCAATAAGCAGTGTATGGGAGGCATTGAACCAAATGTCGTTATTACCATAGCTGGTATTTCGGCTAGTGGTAAGTCTAGTTTTGTAAATGAACTTACTACAGATATAATTGATTTGAATCCAGATGAAGACATTATCATCTTGAACTTCTCATTAGAGATGGTTGGATTTAGGCAAGTTGGAAGAACGCTTTCTAATAAGCTTAGGAAAACGACTTCGACTTTGTATAGCTCGGAAACGAGCCTCGACGACGATACGTTCAGAAAAGTTGTCGCTGTATCCAATCAGCTAAAGGAATATCCAATCTACTTTGTAGATGATCCTGGTACTCCCAAGCAAGTTGAAGAAACAATTCAATCTTTCTACAATCACTATGTAAAAGGCACAAACAAGCACTTTATTATTACATATGATCATGCTCTTTTAACTAAACAGGTTGGTTCTGTAATAGAAACGATAAGTGAACTTGAAAGGGTATTCATTAAGGCAAAGAAACTGCCAATGACATCTGTAGTACAATTAGCGCAGATGAATAGAAATATTGAGTCTTCTGAAAGAATAAACAACCCGCTCTCTCACTATCCAATGCGAAGTGATTTGAGCTCTTCGGATGCTATGTTTCAGGGCAGTGATTACGTAATAGTGATTCACAGACCAGAAATACTTGGTATACAAGAATACGGTCCAAGTCATTTACCTACAAACAATAAAATATTTATGCATATCTTGAAAAACAGAGATGCAGGAAAACCGTGTATTCTTGAATTCGAGAACGACCTGATGTATAACAATATCGTTGAAACATAAGCATATTGTTAAACTTTTAAATATTGGCTG